CGAGATGTAACACAACCAAGTGTAATAACTTTACCATGCACTCGGTTATCATCTTTAACATTCTTTAACCATGATTGTATTTGTGACACACGTTTCTCATATAATAAATATTCGGCAATCATCTTAGCCTCTGGATACTCCAACTCTTTTAAAACTTTCTCATCAATTACTGGTAGTCCTGTTGGTGTAGTTTTTTTAGGCACCCAATTATATTTCTTTTGTAATCTCTCGGCTACTTGTTTACGAGAGCTAGGGTTAAACTCATCGACATGATCCTTCAATGGTTTACCAGTAGTCTTATGAAATCGTGGTGTATATATTGTTGGGAATATAGTTTGTAAGTCTTTCTTTAAATCTTCTGATTTTGTTTTTAACTCTTCCAACAAATCATGTGCCTTGTTTACATTTAAATAGAATCCATTCTTCTCTTGTTGGTCTATGATTCTTCTGATGCGATGTTCCATACGTACACTCTCTGTACTAAACCTCGTTATCTTTGGCGCTAGGTGTTGCATTAGTTTACGAGTGACATGTACATCTTGTTGACAATACTTTAGCATCTCTTCTGAGTATTGATCAAAGTCTTTGAACTCTAACTTACCACCTCGTGTAAGTTTCTTACCCCAAGATTTTAAACTATGACCACCATCTATATGTGCATTAATCATCTGTGATATAAGAAGTGTATCAATAATATTTTCCAAAGGTATTGTGATACCTAGTAATCTTTCTAATACTGGACCATCAAAGCTTATACCATTATGCATAATGTACTTACGGTCATCGTTGTGAAATTGTTTAAACTCCTCACATCCTTGCTCTTGTATAAAGTCTCGTTGCTCTCCAGTAGCATAGTCCTGGATACATATACAATGTATCTTTGTAGCATTGAGACTATCTGTTTCTATATCTAGAACTACTGTATCAAACTTTGAATCCATCGTTTACCTCCTTGAAGTCGTCACTGTCTTTTGATTTTGGGTTAGCAATTTCAGTCAAGCGACCAGTGTCTTTGTTCCATTGTAACCAACAACACGGACCAGTCTCTCCGCTAAATCTATTCTTTAATATACGAACTGTAGTTTGGTTTCTCTTCTGCATGTCTTCTGCTTGTCCGTTTCTTTCTAACGAGAAACAAAAGTCAGAGAGCTGCGCAATACCATGTGAACCTCTGAGTTGTGATAGACTAACTATCGCACCTTCTTCGTGTCCACTATCTGAACTGGCTCGTCTACTTAAATGAGATACCAACATAAGATGTATGTTCTGTTCTTGGACTAGAGTTCTGAGTCGTGTCATTATACTATCGATTGCTCTTCTCTCATTATCACCAGTCATGGCTGATACAATCATAGTCAAGTGATCGAGTATAATAAACTTACAATCTAATCCACTAGCTAAGTATTGTACCTTGGCTATGATGTTGTCGATATCAGTAGAACCAAAGTGATCCCACATTCTTATCTTGTTTGTACCAAGAGTAGCCTCCCATGCTGCACGTTTCTCTTCCATAGTAGACTCACAGAATGGTAGATGTAATGGTTTGTTTGCATGTACAGACATAATACCTTTGGTTGTTCGTTCAATAGATTCCTCTAAGAATAAACAACCAACTGAATGTCCACTTGTTTTAATTATGTGGTAAGCTAGTTCTCTCATTACACTAGACTTACCTATGCCTGACCCCGCAGTATAAGTACATAACTCACCGAGTCTCATACCATAAGTCATGCTATTCATACCCTCCCACGGATAAGGTATTGATTCGATTACCTTTTCATTAGCAATAAGATCCCATGTATTCTCACCAAGTATAATACCCTCTGGTGTGTATGTTTGTGCAGCATAAAATCTAGTCATAAAATCATGCTTCTTGTTCTGCACTAAATAATCATTTGGATCTTTTAGACCTAGATTAACTATGTGTACTTTCTTTGGAGGAAATAGTTCGGCTACTTTTTTACTAGCCTCACGACCTGGTTCATCGTTATCAAAACATAAATATATCTTTTCATAACTGTTTATATATTCGTATTGTTTTTTACAATCATTAAAGGCACCAGCTGCCCCAGTTCTAACACTGACTACTGGATAAGATTTAGGCAGCATCATTTCATAGATTGACAAGGCATCTATCTCACCCTCACAGATAGTTATAATTTTAGAATTGTTAGAACTAAATAGTTGTTGGCCAAACAACAAGGCTTTACCAGTCTTACCCTCTACACTGAATGATTTATCGACCACTCTTCTGACTTTAGTAGCTACGTGATTACCCTCATCATCATAGTATGGGTAGTGATGTTTATATACTTCTGGTTTATCACTATTAGTTGTAGTCACACCAAAGAACTCACAAGTCTCACGACTTATCTTTCTTTCAGTAATAGGTTTACTAATACCGAGTGGTATAATATTCGGTGCCGAGCCTTGAATTTTTGTGTCATCTCCTAGCAGTTCCTCAAGTTGGGTCTTGTCCTTGGGAGGTTCAGTGTAGGTTCGGCACGAGAAACAATACCGACTGCCGTCAGCATATAAAGCATTAGCATCGGATGATCCACACTCTTCACAAGGTGTGTGTCGTATAAACCTTTTCGGGTCATTCTGTGTCATAGTCGTCTCCTTATAATTTTGCGGGTCTTGCCCTATTAATATCTCCTCTAATTATTTTTGTCAAGGGGTTGCCAGATTTCGAAATCAGTGATAGCCTATCCCCATATACAGAGGGGGACTATATATAGTCTAATAGTAGTCTAGTGTTAGTCTAATCCTAGTTCTATGATTGTCAGTATATAGCTATATATATCTCTTTATAACTATGATTATCTCTATATAACTATGATTATCTCTATATAACTATGATTAACTATATATAGTGACCACACCCTTTATTTTTAGCCTTGAAGTTTTGTGTTCTCCCATGACAATTGCGGCATAGCACCATCGAGTTTGACAGACGGTTGTTGTGACGGTTCCCATCGATATGATGGAACTCCATCGGTGCCTCCTCTTCTGTTGCCCCACACTGGTTACAATGCCATTGGTTAGTATCTTTGAGATAAGATATGATCTGTCTTTTCTTACCGACAGCTTTACCCATATGCTCATCTCGTTCTATCTTTTCATTGCGAATATGTTTGCGATGGTTTTGTTGGCAGACATTGTCACAATACTTGTTCATCGTGTTACTGCGGCGCTCGTGTTTTGTATTACAGTAGGCGCAGTGATAATAACTTGGACTACTCTTCTGCCGTTTAACATACAGCTTGTTGTTAACTTTTGCAGCACAACTAATTGAGCAATACTTTTTTTGTGGAGGGGCGAGAACAATATCGCACCCCTCTCGGCTACATTTTGTCATTTAAAGTTCACCTTTATAACATTATCTGGTGCCTCAGTATCACAAGGTCGATCATCGTAATGCATTATTTTTTCTCCTGGTCCTACAATCTTAGAATGCCATCGTCCAAAGTCCTTGGATATTATCCTATCTTTAGCCGATCTTTTCGGTGGATTCAGTACCTCATACATTGCATAGTCAATTAACTTACCAATCTCTTGATCAGATAGATCATCCATATCTATACCATCTCGCACTTGATCCATAACTTCTCTCATTATTTGTTTTAAAGTTTCTAGTTTCATTATTGTTTCTCCTTTTTAGTTAGTGGGTTTGTAAATATATCGTCAAAGATAGCATCGACCGCATCATAATAATCTGCTTGAGAATATGTTTTGATGGGTAGTAATTGTACCATATCTTTGAAGTATTTTATCTTAGCTAATGCATAGACTATCTCTACATCAGAGAGAATCTCATCCTCATGCATATCATGTCCGTTACCTTTTGCCATTGAAGTACTCCATCTTAGTTTTGTAGTCCTGGAAAGTATCACACTTTACGGCTACAAGTTTATGTTTAGATTTCTCATACTGTTCATACAATTGAGAAACTGTAGGTTCACATTCGTTGTAAACTTTTGGAATAGTTTTGTGATACAATCGTGAATTTATTTCTATCCAAAAGCTAATGATCACTGGTTCAATCATTACTCACTCCTTTCTATTGGTACCCTACAAGGACTAGACGTAGGTCGTGGTGGTACATCTTTACCTTGCAGATTTTGTCTTATGAGATGATACTTCCAACCAATACACATATGACCAGTCTGTCTGTGTTCATCTCGGTTAATATTCAATCGTTTAAACTCTTGTTCAACGATCGGTTCTAGGTTCTTACAGTTCTCTCGTTCCATAACGAACCTCTCCTCCACACCAGTTGGTGTAGAGAAAACTAGATATAAAGCAAACAGTTCTTTAGTCATAACTTTTTCCTTTTAGTTCAGTAATGTTATCGTTAATAACACCTAATATTTTACCAATGTTTGGGTCAGTAGATGTTATTTTTAATTCCTCAATGGTATCATCACCAACACCTAGGTCTTGCTCAATCCACTCTTGTTCCTCCTCTTTCCAATCCTTGACATCTTCCTCAATGCCAAAACTTATATAGATTCCTCTATCCTCGTGTACAGTTCTTTTATATATTTTATATTGTTTAGTCATCAGTCTGTCTCCTTTTCCACACAGTGTTGTTTATAATACACATTGCCCAAGAGTGTGAGGCTTGGGTTCTGTGGGTCTGGTTTTTTCTTACCAACATATTCCCAACGACAGTTCATAGTCTTGTTGTTGGCAGATCGTTGATGAAAGAAATCTATATTGTTTAAAGTATATAGATTCATTGTTAGTCCTATGATTAAAGATACTGGATCCATTAATAATGCTCCTCTATTAGTTTGTTAATATTAGTAAGCAATTGTTCAACATCATCCGTTGTGCCTACCTCGTCGATGCTATCACCATCTGTGGAAAAATCTTCTTCTTCCTCCCACATACGGTTTTCTTCTTCCCAATTGGGAATATCTTTTTCTGTTCCGAGTCTAAAGGTTTTACCTCCATCCTCTTCCACTATTCTTGCATATATTTTAGCACCAATAGACTTGCTCATGATCGTCCTCCTTTGTTACAGTTACTATTGATTTAAATAATTGATAGGCAAT